ACGTCCGATAGAAATGGGTTCTGGTGCAGAAAAAACACTGACCGCCATGGCCATTCGCCTTGCAATGCTTTCTGTTTCCAGCCTACCTAAGTCTGATATTTTTATATTGGATGAACCCGGCACTGCACTGGACGCTGAAAACATGGAAGGCTTTGTGGCAATTTTAGATATAATCAAAGCATATTTTAAAACCGTTATACTTATCTCCCATTTAGATTCCTTGAAAGATTGTGTAGATCGACAAATAACCATCGACAAGCAAGAAGGGTATGCTTTTGTTCAAGAAATCTAATTATTTATATTTAAGGAGTTTGTATGCCCAACGATACCGTATACTATGTGGCGAAGAGTGGAAATGACTCAAATGCCGGAACCAGCCAAGCTGCACCCAAACTAACCATTCTCAACGCAGTAGACACCGCTTATGCGGCTGGAACTGATAACATTGTAGAAATTATTGATTCTGGTGTATATGCGGAGGGAGATATCTACATCTATACCCGTTCAATCACTGTTCGCGCAACGGGAAGTAATAAACCGATTATAGATGGAGCATCTCCCAATAGAACCCACTGCTTTCGCCCATATGCGAGTGGAAACGTTTTTCAAGGCTTGCACATGCGTAACTTTGACAATGGAGTGATTAACGGTGAAAACACTGCGGGCCACTCTTATATATTGTCCGGGTGTATTGCGCAATATGACGATGGCCCAATGTATATCGGAAGCGTGAACACTCAGTCGGAAATTCGAGATTGTTTAATACAGTGCAACGACGACGTAAGTCTTTCACCAAACAATGCCACCTCAACCACCAAAGTTTTGATCACCAACAGCGTGATTGCTTGCAACTTTGATGGAGGAAGTAATGGTAATACCATAACCTTTGGTCAAGCCGCCACCAACGTTACCATGAGCTACTGTACAGTCATCGCCCCCGGCGAACGAGGAAGTGATAATTTTAACGCCATAAATCAAGTTGCAAAGGTGATCAACTGTATTGTTTCTGGTTCTGGTGATGGAATCAACGCACTTGAAAGCACTTATAATTTGGTTTTTGTCTCTGGCGACCCCTTCATAACGTGGTCAGGTAACGATTCCAATGGTACTCCCCGATCCGCCAATACGGGTGAAATAACCGGCAATCCCCTTTTTGTAAATGGAGCATCACTGGGTTCAGTCAATTTAACAAGTGGTCAAAGTTATGCTCTTTCTGATGGGAGTCCTGCTATCGCAACAGGTATTAATTATTTATCTATAAGAAGCGATATTAGTGGAAACTACAGAAACAATTTTGACATGGGAGCTTATGCATTTGAGTCCACTGAACCCTTGTGGAGTGATTACGAAAAAGAACCAGTTAATCGCTTTGGCGCAAGCTTATCGGTGGAGATGTATAAAAATTTAGCATCCAATCAAAAATTCAGAAAGCTGGTTGATCCCGGCCAAGCTCCATTTTCTAGGGGTATCAAAGGCGTGCCCTCTATTCGTAATCCCGAAGGTGATACGCCTTATAAGAACAATAACGATTAAAAGGAACATAAATATGAAAGAAATTTTAGACAAAGGAATAAACAAGCTATTATCAAGAAAATTAATGGTATGGCTTACCGCTACCGGCCTTATGTTATTGCCTGAACAATCTTTGCAATCTAGTGATTGGGTGGCAATCTCTCTGGCGTACATAGGAATTCAAGGACTAGCAGACATTGCTACTCGATGGAGACATGGATCATGAAAATAACTAAAGACAAGCTACGGCAAATTGTAAAAGAAGAACTTACGGTTTTAAAAGAAAATCGCTTTAGTCGAGATGCGGAAGAAATAAAGGCAAGACTTTTACGCAACTGGGAAGAAAACGACCAGCAAGGCGCTGAAACCTTTATCGCTCCGGATAAAATCACTGCTGCGGTTTTAGAAGATTACAACTACGAATGGGAAGATCTAAGTGGAATTATAGAGGATGCTGTAGAGGCTTATAATCAAACCCACGAAGATAAAGTTTCCATTGAGGGCGAGGCGGTATATGACCTCTTATACAGGGAGGGGTAAGATGCTAAATCTTTTCAAGATACAAACTTTTCTTAAAAAGTCATGGGTTTGGTTGAAACATAACTGGAAGCTTCCAGCCATTCTCGTGTATACCCTTGCGTTGTGGTTTTTATTTCGCAAAAAAGATGCAGCTTACAGAATCTTAGAAGAACGCAACCGAAGCTATCAAAAGCAAATTGAGGCTGTGGATAGTATCCATAAGGATGAGATTAAAAAGAGAGATAAAATCTTAGAAAGATATAATGACATCTTAGGCGAACTAGAGAAAAAATACCAAGAAGATAGTCGCGAGATAGACGAGGAAAAGAAAAAAGAAATTAAAAATCTCGTTGAAAAATATGATGAACAGCCAGACGAGCTAGCAAAGCTTCTAGCAGAAAAATTTGGTTTACAATATGTAGATTCAAGCGAAAGAGCACGCCGCGTCGAGATTGATCGTCGTCTAAAAATGTAGAGGTATAGATGAACAAAACCAGTATTTCCATTATTCTTATAATCACATTATTATTACTTCCTTTCAACGCTTATGCGAATCAACCTAATCTTCCAACTCGCGGAAAGATAACTGGTTTGAAAAAAGGAAACACCGCTCCTTATAGTGGAGTCTTGTTGGACAGTGAAGCATCGGCACAACTACTAGCTCAGAAAAACTTCTCAGACGCCCAGTGGAAATTAAAACTAGATTATGAATTAGCCAAACAAGCTGCGCAGCTAAACTTGCAAATAGAATCCCAAAAAGTATCTTACCAAGCCCTTCAAGAAAAACATGACACATTGATGAAGATAAAAAATGAAGAAATAAAACGCTTGAGCAAGATCACTTCTAAGCATAACAACTATTCTACTCTATGGGCAACCGGTGGAGTGGTGGTTGGAATCGCTCTTACTGTTGCTGTTGTATATGCCTTGAAGGCGGGAGATATTTAAAATGGCGCGTACCACGATGCTTAACCAGAAATGGGCTGGAGGACTAAGTAGAAATCGTTTAGATAAGATGATTACAGATATCAGTGCCACCAACAGCGGTGGTGGAAGTGGCGACATTACCGGTGTAACTGCGGGTGATGGTCTCACTGGTGGGGGCAGTACCGGTGCAGTAACACTAAGCGTGGATTATGCTGGTGATGATTCAATTATTAAAGCAGCCACTGATGGACGCGGGATTTCTGTTGCTACCACTGATTTACTTTTGATTGCAGATGCCGATAACAATGACAATGTTAAATATGTAAATATCAGCCAACTACCATTTCAGAGTGTTGCTGGTTCCGACACGCAAATTCAGTTTAACAATGATGGTACTCAAGGCGGCGCATCAAATTTAGTTTACAATAGCTCCCGTGGCTTCGTGGGTATTGGTGTTACTGCAGCAAACGCCGACTACGCCCTAACCCTACCTAACACTGCTGCTGCGCAAGGGCGCATCAAGGCCAATGCATTTGTTACCTACTCCTCTCAGCGTCTCAAGGAAAACATCTCCCCAATTGAAAACCCCATCGAGGTTTTAAAAAAGATTAAAGGGGTTTCTTTTGATTGGAAAGAAAGCAAGAAAAAAGACCTTGGGTTTATCGCAGAACAAGTTGGCGCTCATCTTCCACATATCGTTGCGTGGGAGAAAAATGGCACCGATGCAGCCGGAATGGATTATAATAAAATTATTCCTATTTTAGTTGAAGCACTAAAAACTCAACAACGACAAATAGATACCCTTCAAACCGAAATTATCTCACTAAAAAAATAAAAAATATTGACGTTCGTAAAGAAATTTAAGTCTATATAAATTGGGTGCGTGCGCAAGCTCGCTCCTTTTTTAAATTATTTTCTTTAGGAGGGAAATATTAATGTCTACAAGTTATGAACAATCCGCGATTTTCGAGCAACTTGTAAGTGGTTCTTCGGTATCACATACAAGTGGCTCGGCAACGCTTTTTGCCGCTACCGGTTCGGATGGTATCCAAACCCTTTACTTCTTTAAAGGTGATGGAGAGCAGGTCGATATCGGCGGTGGTTCAACCCTGACCGCAGATGGTGACTCTGGTGGTACAGTGGAAATTGACCTTTCTAGCGATACATTTGATATCGTTGGTGGTAGTGGTGTAGATACTACTATCGCAAAGTCTGGTACTACAGTGTCACTTACTATTGACGTTGATCTTGGCGAGGCCACTGAGGCAGCTATCGACGTTTCAGCCGATTACGGTCTTTTCTTGGACGGTGGTGCTACTGGTAACACCCGTAAAGATTCATGGGCCGATATCGCAACAGCACAAGCTGGTACAGTAACGACCACTGGTCTTGCTGCTTCCGCTGGTGTTTTCAGATGGGATCTTCAGAATTGGACTGCTAGCACAACTATTGCTGACGCTGACTTGATCGGTGTTGACGACGGTGCTAACGGTACACTTCGTAAAATGACCCGTGCTAACTTCCTCGGTTCAGCCGCTGCAGCTTTCGACAATGGCTTGACAGCTACTACAGTATCTGGTTCCGGCGCAGCACAGTTTGCTTCGGTTCACTCTGATAGTGTAAACCTTGACGGTGGTAGTATTGATGGCATCGTCATTGGTGAGGCTAGTGCCCAAGCTGCTAACTTCACCACAATTGGTGCTACCTCGACTTCTACCTTGGCTGCAGTTACTGCAACTACGGTTTCTGGTTCTGGTGCAGCTCAGTTCGCTTCAGTTCACTCTGATAGCGTGAATCTTGACGGTGGTAACATCGACGGCGTAACCATTGGTGACGCTAGTGCCGCTCCTGCTACCTTCACCACGCTTGAGGCTGGTTCAACTTCTACTTTGCAAGGAGTTACCGCAACTACGATTTCTGGTTCGGGCGCAGCGCAATTCGCTTCAGTTCACTCTGATAGTGTAAACCTTGATGGTGGTAACATTGATGGCGTTGTCATTGGTGCTGCTTCCGCTAAGGCTGGTACTTTTGCTGCTCTTGTTGGTACAACCATTTCTGGTACTGTTGGTTCGTATGACTCGTTGCTAGTTAATACAACTATCGGTACCGCAGGAGACAGTGATCTTCTTATGCTTGAGCCTAATATGCTTGAGGTATCTGGTGAGGTCAGTGTAGCTGGTGCCGTCTCTGGTTCTGGTAACTTCTCAGTCGGTGGTACAGTTACCGTTGCTAATAAAATTCTTCCAGATACTGATGGTACTATCGACTTGGGTTCTTCCACTGCAGAGTTCAAGGATCTGTATCTAGATGGTACTGCTCACTTGGATGCAATCCAAAACAGTGCAGACTTGGTTTGGACAATGGTAGACAATAGCGGAGACGCTCTTAGCTTCGATGCTGCCGGTAAAAGTGGTATTATGTTTATCGACACAAGAAACGGCATCGAGCACGTAGGCTTTGGTGGCTATGTCGAAATTGAGGGTTCTGATTCCTCATCCAATGGTCTTATCCTTGGTGAAGACGGCGGTGGAGTAGGACTCTTGCTCTACGGTGCTTCAGCTAATGAGAAAGTTCAATACAGTGCTGCTAACCACACTCTTGTTTGGACTGATAGCGGTGCAGCTACTCACATCACGATTGGTGGTGACGCCAACGGTGAGTACGCAATCGACGTTGCTAACGGTTCCAACGAGAAGAATAAGATGAGAGCTGCTGCTTTCGTTACTTATTCAGATGAGAGACTTAAGTCTGATGTTGCTCCAATTGAGGGCGCACTTGACTTGGTTAACTCAATGAGTGCTGTTAACTTCACGTGGAAGAAAGATGGTTCGAGAGACTTTGGTTTCTTGGCTCAAGATCTCAAGAAGGTCGTTCCACAGGCTGTTCACGGTAACGAAGAGGGTCTTTTCGGTGTGGATTACGGTCGTTTGACTTCAATCCTTGTTTCTGCTATTCAGGAGCAAAACGTACAGATCAAAGATCTTAAAAACAAACTAGACAAGTAATCTAATTTTTTAGATTGTTTGCTGGAGAGGGGGGTCTTGCCCCCCTCTCTTTTTTTAAAAAATGCAAAAAAACTAGTTATAATATAAGCCTATGAATAAAAAAGATTTTGATAAAATAGCTTCTATCGAAAAAGCCATTAGTAAAAAATTTGGTAAGGAAGCAATAGCTAATCCCAAATCCCTTTGGACAGATGAAAAAGAAAAAGATTATCTGGAAAACTTAAAAGAATTTTATTCCAAACAAAGAGATTTAGCTGAAGATACTGAGAAAACTGAAGAAGATGGCTTTTTATTATCTAAAAATCTAATTAATAAGAAGTCGGATAGAGTGTGCCCGGTATGCGAAACATATTCATTCCACTTACGTGACGATTTATATATGAATAAATTTGAATGCTGCTGGAAATGCTACATTCAATGGGTAGAAAATCGGGAAGAAAGATGGCTATCAGGTTGGAGACCAGATAAGGAGCGAAATTAAATGGCAACAGTTTACGATATTATAAAAGGAATTAACCAAGCAGCAGCTAATGTTTATGATGGTTCACATGATGAGCGATACACAGACACAGGTTATGCAAAAGAAGTTGGCCTCAAGAGAGAACAGGGTGACTGCATCACTGACTCTCGCGTTATGGATGGCTTTAAAGTCCGTATTAGTGGCCCCAAATTGATTGTTACTTATCAATCAGAAATGGCCATGTCTGCGTTTCACAACACCAAGCTTGATCAAGAGATGGAAAGTGTTTATAGTGATATTTCTAAATTCCTTAAAAAAGAGTACAAAGCGATCACCAAAGAAACCCTTACGCTGAAAGAAGATGGTCCTTGCGACATTCTACTTCAAAACATGTCTAAGGTGCGCACATGGGTACAATGCGTAAAAACCTACACGATAGGTAATATGAAAGATGTCATCCCTGTTGGTGAACCCTCTAAAGACGACGTGCATCAAAATTTCAGAGACTTTTTGGAGCTACAAACAGACAAAGAACCAGAGAATGTAACTAGAAAAGATGTTTAATGCCCTACAAACTCACCAAAGAAAAGATAATTCAAGAAGTAATCAAATCGGGCAAAAATCCAGTTTACTTCATCAACAGCTACTGTAAAATTCCTCATCCCGGCAAAGGATTGATCCCTTTCAAAACTTATGATTTTCAATCTCAACTGGTGGAAGACCTAGCTCTTCATCGGTTTATTGTTGTCCTCAAGGCCAGACAGTTGGGAATATCAACTATTACTGCTGCATATATTGCATGGCTTGTGCTGTTTCATCGAGACAAAAACGTTTTAGTGGTTGCCACGAAACTCTCCACAGCCGCAAACTTGGTAAAGAAGGTAAAAACAATTCTTAAAAACCTTCCCGAGTGGATGCGAATAGCAGACTTTGCTGTTGATAACAAAAATAGTATAGAGCTTAACAACGGCTCACAAGTAAAAGCTTCATCCACCTCCGGAGACGCTGGTCGTTCAGAAGCGTTGTCTTTGTTAGTTATTGACGAGGCCGCACATATTGATGGTCTTGATGATTTGTGGACAGGTCTCTATCCTACAATTTCTACCGGTGGGCGATGCATTGCTATCTCAACTCCAAATGGTGTTGGCGATTGGTTTCATGAAACTTATGTCGGAGCCGAAAGTGCCGAGAATGAATTTTATCCAGTCAACCTGCGTTGGGATGCTCACCCCGACCGTGATCAAAGTTGGTTTGATGTTGAAACCAAGAACATGAGCAAAAGACAAATTGCACAAGAGTATGAGTGCAATTTTAATACTTCAGGTGACACAGTTATCCATCCCGATGATATCATTAGAATTAAAACAAATATTAAAGAACCCACCTACCGCGTTGGCTTTGATAGAAATACATGGATCTGGGAAGAACCTAAAGATGAAAATCAGTATTTGCTAGTGGCTGATGTTTCCCGAGGAGATGGAAAAGATTTTAGCACTTTTCATGTTTTTAAACTTGAAACCATGGAAATAATATGCGAATATAAAGGCAAGCCCACTCCCGATGTTTTTGCTGAAATTTTGTACACCACTGGTATACAATATAATACAGCGATGATTGTGGTAGAGAATAACTCCGTGGGCTATCACGCTTTGGAAAAATTAAAAGAAAGAGGATACACCAACGTTTATCACTCTAAAAAAGGCAGTCATGAGTATGTGGAACAATACATGGCCGAAGGTAATTCTTCAGTTGTGCCGGGCTTCACAACCTCTCATAAAACGCGCCCTTTGATCATCGCTAAGTTCGAAGAATTTATAAGAAATAAAGTATTAACTATTTACTCTAAACGACTGGCAAATGAACTAGATACTTTTATTTGGAAAAACGGGAGACCAGAAGCACAGCGCTCTTATAATGATGATTTGGTGATGGCCGCTGCGATAGGATGTTGGGTACGAGATACCGCCATCATAGAAAATCAAAAAGATGTGGAATACAAAAAAGCCTTTCTGGGTGCGGTTATGACCAATAAGACGCATTTAGAAACTAGAATACCGGGACAATACACCCCTTCCACACAAGACCAAGCTTTTGATTATTATAAAAAATTCGACCCTTTTTCATGGATTACTAAAGGATAACAAATGGCAAACAACAGCACGAGAAACCCCGATTCCCCACTCTTTAAAAGACTAACACGTCTTTTTTCGGGGCCACTTATTAATTACCGTTCGCAAAACACTCGTCAACTCAAACGCCGACGTCTTGATAAATACGCACGCCAGTTTAAAGATGTAGCGGGTCAAAAGTTTGAGAGAGCCGGTTACAACCCATTAGACAATTTCAGCTCTTATAATATGGATACTCAAAATCGACTTACTCGATATAGTGATTTTGAGCAAATGGAGTTCATGCCCGAGCTAGCTTCAGCTTTGGATATCTATGCTGATGAAATTACCACCTTTAACGTCTACAATCGAATGCTTCGAATTCAATGTCCCGATGAAGAGATCAAGCAAATCCTAGAGACTCTCTATTACAAAGTACTTAACATTGAATTTAATTTATATGGATGGTCCCGAACTATGTGTAAATATGGTGATTTTTACCTTTATTTAGACATAGATGCCGACTTAGGTATTAAAAACGTAATTGGCCTACCCTCTAAAGAGATTGAGAGATTAGAAGGTCAAGATAAAGCAAATCCTAACTATATCCAATATCAGTGGAACTCTGCTGGTATTACTTTCGAAAACTGGCAAGTAGCTGATTTTCGTATTCTTGGAAATGATAAATATGCTCCTTATGGTACATCGGTTTTGGATTCTTC